ATGTCTGGAATCTTATTGTCAATTGGGGCTTTACTCAAAGAATTAGTTTTTCTTGTGTCCTATGTAAAGAATAATGCATTTCCCCAACCATTATCAGCGAGTGATGAAAAAAAATATTTACGATTGATGGCTGAAGGAGATTCGCATGCAAGAAATATGTTAATAGAGCATAATTTACGCTTAGTTGCTCATATTGTAAAAAAATTCGAAAATACAGGTGAAGATTCTGAGGATCTAATTTCGATTGGAACCATTGGACTAATAAAAGGGATAGAAAGCTTTTCTGAAGGAAAAGGAACAAAATTAGCTACTTATGCTGCCCGATGTATTGAGAATGAAAACTTTATTACAGTAGGGGAGGGCGAGTTAATTTATTCTAGACCTAGGTATTAATTATTACAATAATTATAGCTAAAAAGCATAAAAATAATCAAACTTTGCAGTTTAAATGCAATGGAACCAATTCACACTGATAACCCCTTGGGTAAGACCGATATCCTTCGAAATTTTATTCATGCCCATTTACATATCGTTCAACCTTTAGAATTCTTTTTTTAACAGTGACTTTTTCCATAAAAAGCCCCCGTAAAAATTAGATTAGTGTCTAACTTTTACGGGGCAGTTCAATTAGAGTGTTGTGCTTTAATAATTTGTACTATATCGCTACAGTTAATTGTGTATGTGCAGTAATTTTTGAAAGTAAAAGATTTATCTCATCTTGTCTATTATATAAAACAGAGATACGATTAAATTCAGACATCAATATTTCTTGTAGCTGATCATCTTTATTAAAAATGTATGTTGTAGTAACTAGGTCTCCATTATCCGTGAAAATTAATTCTACTTCTAAACCATTATCAAGATGCTTGAAGTTCACATTATGATAGCTTGGATCTTTAGCATTTTCAATTAGATCACCAGGGGTAAGAGGTGTAAGGTATATTAATTTCCATAACTGTTCTCTCAACTCTTTAATATTATCCACTAATTTCATCCTTCCTTAAGACTACTAATTAATTTATTTAAATGAAATACGAGGCTATCTAGTGTTTCAGTGGCATTTAAATAATCGTAAATAGTCCATTGATTTCTTTCACCATATAGTTTTTTTAATGAATCATTTAAATATAATGCAATTATAGCTGCATTGTCACCTTTTGATAATACCCATCTTGATTCTTTTTTTACAGGTAATTTTTTGAAGTCAGTACCTTCCTTTTTAAAACCATACTTTTGAATTAATTCGGCTGGTATGTCAAATTGAACTTTCTCATTGAATTCTTCTCTTAATTTTGTTCTGTATTTCTTTGGATTTTTGAAAAGAGGATTGAAATTAGGTTGGGTAGTTTCCATCCTTGCCAATTTATTCAATTCTTTTTCAGTTTTATCGGGAAAAATTTCTCTTAACTTATTTGCTTTTTCTTGAACTGATTGTTCATAGAGTTCGTATTCTTTAGCTGCATTTGTATATTCATAATATTCTTCTTTTGTAATGATTTCTCCTGCAAAAGATACTTCTCCTAATTCTTCTTTTCTTATATTCTTTAGTTTTGAATCTAGTTTCTTTTCACCTGGTTCAGATTTTTTTACAGATTCTAATACATCACAATACTCTTGTTCTTCCATATATTCTTTCCATAGTGGATCTAAGTCTAAATCTCTATGAGCAATTACAATACCGATATTGTCTAGAGGGTTTTTGGCATTAGGAACTCTTCGGAGTATTCTCCCGATAAACTGTGCATATGGTGCAAGGCTTCTGTATGGTCTGAAAATTGCGGCAACAGAAAGAAAAGGATGATCATAGCCTTCTCCAAGCATAGCAACATGAATAACTATATCAGCTTGATGACTTTCAATCATTCTTAAAGATTCTATTTTTTCTTTTTTTGGTTGTTTGCTGTGAACTATTACAGTGCTTAAATTCCTTTGTTCATATAATTTTTTTACACTTTTAGCGTGATCGATGCTACAACAAACAGCAATTATTTTATGTGGAATATCGCTATTATCTCTTCTCTTGTAAAGTTGAACTAAACTAGCATCAACTATTTGTTGATTACATGCAGTTGACATAGCAACAGATCGAGTAATAAAATCAGTGTCTCTAATTTTCATTAATTTTAATTCTTCAAGAGAGTATGTTTGGCTTTCATCATTATCTAATGTTAGTTCGACTTTCTCAGGTATCAATTGAAAGTTTGATAGAGTTTTAACAATCCCATCATGCATTGCTTTACCTAATCTATAGTTAATGACAATTTTCCCTTCGATTTCCTGTCTGTCTGTTCTGAAAGGAGTACCGGTTACTTTAATAACCTTTGCGTCACTAAAATAATTCAAAGCGTTTTGCCATGTGTTAGCAGGAGAATGATGGGCTTCGTCAATTATAATCATGTCAAAGTAATCTCTATTCACTTTATCTAATAAAGAGTTTCTGGAATGGGCACTTAGCTTGTGGATATTGAGAATTACAATATTACTCTCATCCAATTCTTCTATAAAAGTTTCTTTGTCATACTCAACTACTTTAGGCAAGTCTATAAACTCACTAAATATTTCTTGTTTCAACCAAAAATTTTCTTTAGAAGAGGGGTCTAAAGAATCTAATACATGGTCTTTAATAACTAGTTGAGGTGTGATGATTAATACTCGACCTTGAGAAATATTATACGGTGCAAGGGCCATAACTCCAGTTTTTCCTGCACCTGTTGGTAAGATTACGACGGCATGTTCCTTTGCTTTTTTCAAAATAAAATGATTGCATAATTCTATATAGGCATCAATTTGAACCTTTCTAAGTTTATTGTTATCAAGTATGTTTGGTCTACTAGTCATAAAATAATTCTTTTCAAAAGTTGTCATTAGATATACCTTCCTTTATATAGATTAACTAAATTTTTTTAGCAGAACATCTCCAAACTCCACAATCTCTCTTTTATCTGAACAAACCCATCTACCTTATGTTGATAAATCAACTCCAACCTATAGTGTGCAAATTCTTCTGTCACAAGGAAGTGATCCGCAATGTCAGAAATAAGGAGTGGTTCATTGATGGCTGTTTTGTATAGTTCTTTTAAGAATTTATTCGGCATAAGCAGGTAGGCAGCCATCCTTTTTGCCTGGTGTTCTTGTTTGTTGCGAATATGCTCATCAGTTAATAGCTGTGAAGAATAGTGGGAATAGCAATGACAAAACTCTTCTGCAAGAAGAAGTCTTTTTTCAATAGGATCAAGCTCTGGCCGAATGAAGATAGTGCCGCGTCTACCCACAGAGTCAGGAATAGCGTAGGATTTTAGATGTTTGATAGACTCATAATCAAAATTAGGGTCAAAGAAGTTAACGTCTAATGGTTTGATATTGACTCCATATCGCCAGCAAATATCGTACATATCAATTTCATCTGGTTGCTGGTAGTTAAAATGTGAAAGGACTAGGTTTGCTTTTTTCTCCCATCTATCTGTGGTTGTCTTGATTTGTTGCATTATCTAACTCCTATAGTAGATGTTTTCATAGATTTCAATTAATTTTGGAAAGGAAGTTGAAGGAGTATTTTGAAAAGACAAGTATATAGACCTATCTTCCTATAAATCCAAAATTAGTGCTTAATTACCATATGGATGTTAAAAATATACACGATTACAAGTAATCGTGTTATTCATCATCTAGTTCTCCAAATCCATATCCCTTTTTCTCATCATCATCTTCTTTTAGAAACATATCTCTAGCTTTCTGTAATCTGATGAGTTCTTTTATTTTCTTTTCTGGATCTTTAGCAAGGTCATGGAAAAGGATAGGGTGCTTCTTCAGTTCTTCGAAAATTTTATATTCTTCTTCAGTAAGGTTAATCTGCTGACCTGCAATAGTTATATTATTATGTCCTGAAATTAGATAATCGGTAGTTACCTCGAAAAATTTAGATATTTTTAATAAGGTATCATAATCAGGTTGACGGTTTCCTTGTTCATACATAGCGTATGTAGTTCTACCTACACCAATAATTTTAGCAACATCTTCTTGTCTTAATTTGGCTTTTTTTCTTAATGATTCGAGCCTTTTACCAAGCATGTATTTTCCTTTCCCTTCCATACTTTTATTTTATTATAACGTCACAAAATGTGACTTGAAAAGTTTTTCTGCAAAATGTGTAATTTTATATTTACAAGTCACATAATGTGTAGTATATTTTAGTTACACATTATGTGACATGGAGAGAGGAGGCGGTTTATGAGACAGTGGTTAATTGATTTAAGAGTTAAGAAAGACTTAACTCAATCGGAGGTCGCTAAACAAGCCGAAATAGCAAGATCAACTTATGCAATGATAGAGTCGGGAGATAGAAATGCATCAGTAACTGTTGCCAAAAAAATCTCTCAGGCTTTAGATTTCGACTGGATAATTTTTTTTGAAGATTAATGTCACGAAGTGTGTATTTTTATTTAGAGGTGGTGACGATTTGAACCAAAAGATAGAACAAATTAGACAGCAGGTAACTCAACTCAGAATAGGAGGCGATTCCCATAAGTAAACAAAATACCAGCATCTACAAAATTTCAAATTTAGAAGAACTTCAACAGTTAATTCAGTTAGCGGCTGATCAACTAGAAGAAGTTCTAAAAACAATGACTTGCTTAGAGTCATTTGAAATTGTCTTGGAATTAGTTACACCACACAAAGATGCTGCTGAAAAAGAAGTTAGTATACTGCCTGTTTTAGTGGATGTAAAGAAATTAGATTTTAGTCAGATTGGGAAAGAATTTCGTCAACGTTTGCAAGAAGAAAACGATGATATTCATTCAAAATTTCAAGATTAGCCATAGTCGACGTTAGGAAAAATTCTTTAAAAACAAATTGTAAGTTTTCATTAATTGTTAAATCAAGCTTACCATCATCAGATTTATCAATTAACGCCTGCTTAAAACTTTCAGCGTGTTTGTTAATAAGATCTTCTGAAAAAAAATTTGTAAAGTAGTGTAGAAAATCTTGAAAACTCAATTGATTATTATTATCCAACTTCTCCACCTCCTTCCAGTGTCAAAATTCGACAAGGAAGTGGAAAATCCTTCTATTGTTTCAAAGCGTTAATGGGCTTTAACAAATGAATAATGTGAAATTTTCAGACTGTAATTTTAAAAATATAACAAAAGGTAGTAAGAAAGGTGGTACCAAAGTGAAAGTAACAGTCATAAAGGGCCCCAATTATAAATTAGCAGAGAGGGAAGCCCACAAAATAATTTACCGAATTATCAGCGATAAACTAAAAAAGGAATCCTTAAAAACTAACAAGGAGGCCATGTAATGAATCAATTAGAACCAACTATTCTAAATGGAAAAAGAGTTTTAACTACTGCTCAATTAGCTGGAGCTTATGGAACAGAACCAAGAATCATTAATAATAATTTCGGGCGTAATATCAGCAGATACAAGGCAGAGAAACATTACTTCCTTTTAGAAGGAACAGATTTAAAAGAATTTAAAAGGAATCATCAATTTGATGAAGCGTTAAACAGAGTAAACAAACTTTATCTATGGTCTGAAAAAGGTGCATGGTTCCATGCAAAGTCACTCAATACAGATCGGGCATGGGATGCCTATGAAATGTTAGTTGATGAGTACTATACCATTCAGGAAAATGTTGTTCCACTATCAAAAGACCAAGCGCTTGTGACTGTATTACGAACTACAGCAGATTTGGTTGAGGGGCATGAGTCAATAATTAAAGAACAACATGAAATTCGAAAATTGATTAGTCAAGTAGATCAGAAGGTAGACGAACAAATAACCTTAGATTATGGAGAGCAACGAAGACTTCAAAAAGGTGTGGCAACCAAAGTATATGAAGTCTGTGATGACCCTCAATTGCGGCCAAAATTATTTAGAGAACTTTACCGAGAAATAAAGGATCGTTTTGGCGTCGCTAGTTATAAAGATGTAAAACGAAAAGAATTACAGGCAGCTTTACGCTATATCGAAAATTGGATACCTAGAAAAGTATCTTAACCTATTAATATTGTATTCTTGAAAACTAAATAGATGGAGGCGAACAGAGTGGCGAACACTTTGAGCAAAACAAGACTTTACTCTCCTTCAGCGATAGGAGATATCTTAAGAATTTCAAGAGAGCGGGCACGTCAAGAGGAACAACGCACGAAAAAGTATATGGCCGAAGCCCTTGGAATTACAGTTGAAAGATTAACAAGAATGGAGCAAGGAACATCGCAAGTTCCCTTTGAAATTGCCCAAGAATGGTGCTCCATTCTAAAAGATTATACGGCATTGAAAAAAATCAAGCATATATACGGACTAGCATTACCGCCTGTAGATCCATGGCTACTGCAATCAATTCCTAATCAATTAACTAATTTTATTCAACAAGCTACTGGTGCGATTGAAGCAGCTAAGAAATTGCTACATATGAGTAAACAACTAAGATACAACGATCCTATTTCAGAGTCTATGAGGCATGACATGCTTAAATATGCGGAAGAAGTTTTAGATGTCCAACAAGCATCTGACTGTGTATTAGCTGCACTTCGAATAAATTGGGATCTAGATTACGAAATCCTCGTAAAGAACTGGATTCAAGAAGCCATTGCCGATAGAGTTATCATTCCGTCTGTATCACAGTTTGAAACGATTAGAAAAGAAACGTTTTTCCAGGAACGTGTAGGGAGGTAATTATGGAAATCAATCAATTCTTGGAGCAGGACAAGAAAAAAGTAATAGCAGAGCATAGAGCAGCTATGGCATGCCTTAGTATAAGTGAACATGCATTAATGCTCGGAGATTTAAAGAAAACAGAAAGATATGCAATTGATTATATTAAGTCGGTACGTGAACTAAAGAGATTGGAGCAACGAAAAGTGGACCGGGAAAAACTAGTTGAAGTAACGGAAAGATTAAAAAGCCAAGGCGTTCTATCTGCAATTGTAATGAAAATATAAGGAGGGAAACAAGAAATGAATTTTATCTTATCAGCAAGTAAATTGATGAAGGCTAGTGATGTGAAAAAGCTTTGTAGTGAAATGAGAGCTAATCCAGTTTTGTTATTAAGTATAGAGATGGAATATCGTAAGAAGATTTATGATTTACAAAAAGAAAAAGCAGCTAGCTAAGCGGCAACTTAACTAACTGCACAATCTCAAACAATAGATTAGCTTTATTTTATCACTGTTAAAACAGTGTGGCAAGAACTCTTGTTCCTGCCATGATGAACAGGAAATTCAAATATCCCCCTCATTTGAAGATACTTTCCTGTTTGTCATGGTGTGAATAAGCACCACATTGATCTTTGATAACGTTATAGAAAGGAGGAATTAGATTGCTAGAACATCCACTAATTACACAAATCAATCAACTTGGTTACCCAGCAGAATTGGAAGAAGAAATAGAGCAGGCTGGAATAGATTATTTCGGTGATGAAATTATTGAAGGGGATTCTGTGGCTGAATATAACGGAGAGATTATCTTGCAAAGTAATTTGCAGAGATACTTGAATGAAGAGTTTGGTTTTATCTTCAAAACAGCAGAATAAAAGCCCACTTGGCAGAGTGAGCTTAAGTAAAGCACATGTATTAAAACACTTACTTCTATAGTAAACAGATTCTATTAAAAAATCAATATTGGAGGAATGTTTAATGGCAATTAATGAAAATGCAATTCCCACGAAAGAAATGTCTCGGCATGAATGGCTATTAGCAAGAACAAAAGGTATCGGAGGAAGTGATGCAGGTATTATTCTTGGCCTGAATAAGTATCGTACAGCATTTGAATTATGGCTTGAAAAAACTGGACAAGTTGAACCAATTGAAATCAGTAATGAGGCAATTTACTGGGGAAATGAAATGGAAAATGTGGTTGCTAAAGAGTTCGTGAAACGAACAGAGAAAAAGGTTCGACGTACTAACTTTATGTATAGTCATCCAGATTATCCATTCATTACAGCTAACATAGATCGTATGGTTGTTGGTGAATCAGCCATCTTAGAATGCAAAACAGCTTCGGCATATCTTGCTAAGGAGTGGGAAGCAGATGAAATTCCAGCAACTTATCTAGTTCAGGTCCAACACTACCTTGGAGTAACTGGAAAAGAAAAAGGATACATTGCTGTTTTAGTTGGCGGTAACAAGTTCATATGGAAAGAAATAGAGCGTGATGAAGAACTTATCCAGATGATTTTCGAAGCAGAAAGGCATTTTTGGGAGCACCACGTACAGCAAGGTAATCCACCAGAACTTGATGGTTCGAGTGCAGCTGAACAGTATTTAAAAGAAAAATACGATAAAGCGGAGAAAGATAAAGAAATTATTCTTCCAGCAGATTATAAATCTTTACTTGAACAATATGAAAAGATTAAATCAGATGAAAAGCTGGTTAAAACAGCAAAGACTGAAATTGAAAACAAAATAAAAGCTGAGTTAAAAGATGCTGAAACAGGTATAGTTGATAGCTACATCGTTTCTTGGAAGAATCAAGTTCAAAACAGAGTGGATACTAAGACACTTAAAGAGAAGTACCCAGATGTTTATAAGAATGTGTTGAAACCTTCTTCCTTCCGTAAATTCGCAGTGAAGGAGGCTAAATAATGGCTACTAATCAAGCGCTAAAGAACCAGTTAGCAAATAAACAAAGTGGAACACCACAGCAAGTATCAGCACAAAATTTAGGGTTGAAATCCTTGCTAAATACACCGACCATGCAAAAGAAATTTGAACAAGTTCTCTCAAAAAAAGCACCACAGTTTATGGCTTCCATTCTCAACTTATATAACGGAGATCCAGGGCTTCAAGCTGCAGAACCAATGTCTATTATCTCGAGTGCAATGGTTGCTGCATCATTAGACTTACCAGTGGACAAGAACCTCGGTTATGCATGGATTGTTCCTTTCTACGACTCAAAAAAAGGAGTGAAAGCAGCACAGTTTCAATTAGGATACAAAGGCTATATCCAATTGGCCCTTAGAACAGGTCAATATAAGAATATTAACGTTAGTCCTATATATGAAGGTGAGTTAAAGCGTTGGAACAGAATTACGGAGGAAATGGAGCTAGACCTAGACGGAAAGGTTAGTGAGAAAGTAATCGGTTATTGCGGATTTTTTAAACTAACAAACGGCTTCGAAAAGACAGTCTATTGGACAAGAGATGAAGTAGAAGCTCATCGTATTAAGCACAATAAGATGAAGGATAAGAAGGCTATGAATAACGTATGGAAGTCTGATTATGATGCAATGGCCATGAAAACGGTAGTGAGAAATATGCTAAGTAAATGGGGAATTCTTTCTGTTGAAATGCAGAAGGCTGTTTCAGAAGACGAAAATGAAGAACGTGAATTAAAGGATATAACAGATGAAGTAGACGAATCAACAATAGATGATAATGCAAACATTATTGATTATGAAATAGATAATGAATCAAAAGAAGAAAAGCCTAGTTTTGATCAAGGAAGTATTGATTTTGAATGATAGGTAATAAAGTTCCCTATCGTGTGCTCTTGCCAGAAAGACTGTTTAAAGAAGCGCAGGATAGGGACCATTTAAAGACACTTGTCCTACTGTATATGCGACATTATCCAGATTATGTTGTGAAATCTGTTAGAGATGGTTTTGCGATATGTTATAGGAGATAGGAGGGGTTAAACAGCATGAACGGTCATTACAGAAAACAATTTCATGAATGGGCTACTAAGTTATCATTGAATGAAGTCCTTGAAGCATGCGAAATATGTGAGAAAGGTATTGAATGTGTATACTGCGATACCAATATAGATGTTTACTGCGTTTATTGGAAAAAACAAACTGATTATTACTGTATAAATTGTTTAAAAGAATTTCTAAATAATGAATTATCTCATGTTTCCACAGGTTTATTAAGAAAAAGGTTTTTAATATTCTCTCGAGATAATTTCAGGTGTGTATACTGTGGTCGAAATCCTAGAGAACATGATACCACTCTGGAAATTGAACATATTGTACCTAGGGCTAAAGGTGGTTCTGATGGAATAGCTAATTTGGTAACTGCTTGTAAAGAATGTAATGCGGGCAAGGGTGATTACTTACTAAATAAAAGACAGAAAGAAATAATACTGAATAAACGGGTGTGATCACGTGAACTATCTTAAAGAGTTGAAGGCTTTTAGGGATTGGTTGCTACTGAACGATCTTAACACAAGTGCAATTGCTTTATGGCATACATTAATGACCATAAACAATATGACTGGATGGAAAGAACGATTCAATGCTCCCAATTCAACAGTAGAGAAGCTAACTGGACTTTCAAAACAAGGTCTAGTAGACGCTCGAAAAAAGCTTATCGAAAATAATCTGATTGAATATGAGAAAGGTAAAAAAGGAAAAGCTCCTATTTATCAAATGAAATCATTATTGGTCAACTCATTTGACCTATATTATTACCAATCAGATGACCAATACACCGACCAATCACTATATCAATCTCCTAATCAGGACTTGACTATACCTAAACAGATACTTAAACCTATACAAAACAAAAACGAAACAAATACAGTTGCTGCTACTAAGCGTTCAAATTATTTTGATGAATACATGATCTGCTTTAGTGGACAACCTTCGCCAATACAGATTCAGGAGATAAATAGCTTTATAGACAAAGATGGTCTACAAGAAGAGGTAATTTGCTTAGCATTCCGTAAAGCTTCAGAGAATGGAGCCAAGTATCCTTATGCCAGGTCTATCTTAAACAGCTGGTCTAAAAAAGGAATAAGAACTACTGAGGATGTCCAAAAAGAGCAACAACAATTTGAGGCTAATCGTCAGCAACAAGCTAGCCAAAGGAAAGGCTTTGCTCCTATACGAAAAGAAAAAATACCAGAGTATTGGGACAGTGGAAATTCTCACGAAGAGCAGCAAATGGATTCTGACGAATTAGAAAAACGAAGAATTGCACTACAAGAACGTATAAGAGCATTGAAGTGAGCCTGAAAGGAGCACCTATATGGCAAGAAATAAGTATGGCAATAAAAAGACAGTAGTGGATAATATTACCTTTGACAGCCAAGCAGAAGCGACGTATTACATACAGCTTAAGTGGTTATTACAAGCAAAACAAATCAAGTCTTTTAAATGCCAACCTAGATTCCTTCTTCAGGAAGCATATATCAAACCAGATGGAACGAAAGTCCGGAAGATTGAATATGTAGCAGATTTTGAGATTCATAACTTGGATGGATCCGTGGAAGTAATCGACATCAAAGGAGCAGAGACAAAGGAGTTTTTGCTTAAGAAAAAGATTTATGAATACAAGTTCGATATTCCATTAAAGGTACTAGCTTATGAGGAATCATTAGGCTTTATTGAGCTAGATAAACTAAAAAAACTAAGAAAGGGTGCTGTTAGTGGCAAGAAGAGTCGTAGTAACAAAAGCAGTCAGTCTCGATCGTGAAGTATTACAAGTCCTAACAGTATACGAGGAAGGATTAGGCAAACAAGAAGTACGTAAGGAAAATCCGTATAGCAAGAAACATGGGGTGCTATATCCAAGAGGTAAAAGTTATGAATACAAGTGAAATGATCCAAGGAATATGCGTGGATACCGCCAATACAACAGTACTAATAGAGGGCCAAACATACTTTTTATTTCCTAATGGTCCTAACTACTTTTATGTATCAGTATTCCCAGATAGTAAAGCGCATAAGGGCTGTTACCAATCAAGGTGTTTTCAAATCATAAAAAAGCTTAAAGAAGAGTGGCCAGCAGAACCCAAAGGTCCACGTTTTGTAAGTGATTATGACAAAGAAAAGGTCTATAAAGCACAGCTGGTATGGAGGAAACCAGGATATAGAGGAACGGAGCTAAAAGAGTATTTTATTCGTTTGAAAGTGGAGTATCCAGAACAGAAATTAAAGATTAATTTGGTGGATAGCTGCTACTTCTATGATCAATACGAAAACGAACAATTCGAAGGTTTTAGAGGATGTTTTCCACTCCATTGGTTTGGAGAGATGGAGGAAGTACTAGACACTTATAACCAAGAGTTTAGTGAGAAGGAGCAAATAGTTGTCACAGAACCAGTTATAAATGGATATGAACAGTTATCCCTATTTGATTAAAAGAGAAGAGGGATTAATAGAATAAGAGACTTTAAAAGTCTCTCAAAGATAGAACAGGTGTTCGGATAATACCTATTATACATCTTTGAGAGGAGAAAAGAAAATGAGTTTAAAAGAAAACACTATTTATCAAATGGATTGCTTAGAAGGAATGAAGTCTATTCCTGATAATTCAATCGATCTTATTCTATGTGATCTTCCTTACGGAACGACACAATGTAATTGGGATAGCATTATTCCGTTTGAACCACTTTGGGAACAATACAAAAGGGTTATTAAAGAAAATGGTGCTATTGTTCTTACAGCGAGTCAACCGTTTACTACAGCGTTAATTGCATCAAATATGAAGTGGTTTCGATACGAATGGATTTGGAAGAAAGGGAATCATATAACAGGATTTCCAAATGCAAACCGAATGCCATTGAAAAATCATGAAAATGTATGTGTATTTTATAAAAAATTACCAACGTATCATCCGCAGGGCTTAATACCAATACAGGCTAAGAAAGTGAAAAAAAGTCCTAAAATGAAAGTTCTAGGCGAACGAAATGCAACATTAACAAAATCACATTATGTAAGATACAAAAACTTTCCTAAGAGCGTTTTGGATTTTCCAAGAGATAGTAAAACCTTTCATCCCACTCAAAAACCTTTGTCGCTTTTTGAGTATATCGTTAAAACATACACAGATGAAGGGGAAATAGTTTTGGATAATTGTATGGGCGGATTTACAACGGCGGTAGCTTGTGACAATACAAATAGAAGATGGATAGGGTTTGAATTACAGAAAGAATATTGCGAGGTTGGGTTAGAACGCATCAATGAAAATAGAAAAAATCTGGGATTACCTATGGTAAAGATAGAAACACATATTTAATGATGGAGGCATATCAAGTGATTTTACCACTTGATATGCTTTGGAAAATACAGAGGATAAAGAAATAATATGAAATTCTAATATGATAAGCAGTTTATTTATTGCCCAGGATGCAAAACATTTGTTGCACCAAGTAAATTTCCGTCAGGATCTTGAAAACTAAAACCTCCATAGCCGTGGTTGGGATCAATATTTAATGTACCGACAAGTACGTCTTGCTCTTTAAGCCAACTATGAAACTCGGCTAATGAAGGAGTGAAGAAGTCGATTATGCTATGTACGTTTTCTGTAATTGTATTTTTGAATGATAGTTTGTTTAATTCTTCTGTTTCGACCAAGTAGATTGTTGGTACGCCTTTAGATTCAAATGTAAGCATAGCAGTAACACTATCTTGATAATGAACTTTTAAGTCAAAGATAGCTAAATACCAATCTAGTGATTTTTTTAGATTCGAAACCGGAATTTCCAAGGTTGCAACATGTGGTGTGAATTTACCCATTATAAGACCTCCTAAAATTAATCGTTATTTAATTATTAGCTAAAGAGATAAAATTTCCTTTATTTTATTCAAATAATATAAGAATTATTAAGTTTACTAGGTTCATTACGGATCACCATCACTAGTAGCAATGAGAGGAATAAAAGAATCTAGTTATACAAAATGTGAATTTGAAGAAGTTTAGTAATTTATGTGGGTTAGAAAGGAGTAAAAATGGTGATACCAAGAATTTTACATTATCCAGGTTCGAAATGGAGTATGGCCAGCTGGATAATTAGCCATATGCCTGAACATAAGACATACTTGGAACCTTTCTTTGGATCCGGAGCAGTGTTTTTTAATAAACCAAAATCAAGTATTGAAACAATAAATGATATGGATAGCAGTGTGGTTAATCTTTTTAAAGTCATAAGAGATAATCCGGAAAAGTTAGCCAAACTTATTGAATGGACACCTTTTTCAAGAGAAGAATATTATTCCTCCTATGAATTTGAGACAGGAAATGAACTCGAAGATGCAAGAAGATTCCTAGTTAGGTGCTGGCAAGCGATAGGAGCTAAAACAAGTGATAGAACAGGATGGAGAAGTCTTATTTCTTCAAATGGTCCAGAGGTAGCAAAAGAATGGAGTAAACTTCCTGAAAAAATAATAATAGTTGCTAAACGTTTAAAGGAAGCACAAATTGAGCATCAACCAGCTGTAAAGTTGCTTGAAAGGTATCAGAGAAAAGAAGTTCTCATTTATGCAGATCCTCCTTATATATTGGAAACTCGAACTAAAAGACACTATAAACACGAAATGACAATAGAAGATCATATTGAGTTGTTAGATATATTAGACCAACATCCTGGTCCAGTTATTCTTTCGGGATATGCACATCAGGTTTATGATGAACGCTTAATTCATTGGCGAAGAGTAACTATGAAAGTATCTGCCGAAGCAGGAGCAAAAAGACAAGAAGTTTTATGGATAAATCCGATTGCAGCAGTACAAGGAAGTTTTCAAGAATCGTTATTTTAGGAGTGATCCTTTATGAGCATAACAAGCCTGTTAGATATGACAGTATGCTTGATGTGCAATGGACATGGGATGATTGGGAATAAGGTTTGTCAGAATTGTAAGGGTACTGGCGAACCACCTTTAAAATTTAAGCGTAAGAGACCTAAGAAAGAGGGTGTCATATTGATAGGAAAAAAGATTAAAGCAATAAAAATAATGAACGTTAGAGATATAGAAGACGAATCAATTCCACCGACAATTATAAAACCAAATGACATTGGCGTTATTAAAGGAGTAGACGATTATCCTAACGGAAAAGCATATGAAGTGAAAATTAATGGAGAAGATATTTTTATTTACGGGATTTCCAATAGATATTGGGAGATCATTGACTAATCTTTTTAATTCGAAACTTATCCGCAGAAAGGAACAGGACTATATAAAAAGCCCACTTTTTATAAAGAAGGCTTTTAGAACAATTAATTAGTTGTTTTTTCTTTATGACTAAATTTGTTTTTAAAGTAAAGGTAGTCAACTTTGTGTTTTGTAGACATTAATTGAGAGGCCAATATCGCAGTATAAAAAGTTGTTAAAAGAATAGCTAATACACCAAGTCCTAAGGCAGAATTATTTTTTGACATAACGGTACACCTCCTTCTAAGTTTATCTTTTCTAAATTAGAAGAATTTATACGAAGGATAGTTAGTAATATTGGAAGCAGAAAGGAAGGGTGAAGGAAATTGATGATTCTTTTTAAAAAATATGTTTGGAATCCAATAAAAAAACACCAGAAACTTACTTATTTAGCACTTGCGCTATTGTTAATAGTGCCGCCATTAATTAGATTTTTAAGCAAATAAGATAACAACTGTGCAATAAGAAAAAGAGCAATGGTAGATAAATCTGACCATTGCATTAAGGTTTAACAATTGCAGATCATTAATACGTTTCCATCTAAATCTTCAAAGTTAAAATAGGCAAAATCACCAATGCGCTCTATTTCTCTGACAACTGTTATTCCTTTGTTTTTGACAAATTTATATGCTAGATCAATATCTTCGACAAAAAAATTAAATAAGACATGGCTTGAAGGTTTTAATGTGAAACTTGGATCGAAAGTGTGATCGTCTAAAGTAAGTCCAGTCTCAGTCGTAACAGGGATATTATAAACAGGAGATAAAACATCCTCTTTATTAAAGGGAAGTCCAAGAAGCTCGCTGTACCACTCTGCAGATTTTTCTAAGTCACTTACATGGATAAAAACATTATTTACCTTACAGGCAATTGGAGAACGGAGTGAATTCATTCATTTCATCCTTTACTTTTTATTTTTCTACTGTATTTAAATTAATTCAATAAATCGTAAGGAAATCCTTCAAAAATGATAAAAATTAATATCCGTAGTACGAAACTTATCCGCAGAAAGGAAGGGCGAAATGAAACAAAGAGTATTTGAAACAGTTAATGGCAAAGATTTGATTATTAAACACAGAAAATCAGCAGTTATTTTTGAAGTTGATTTACTTGAAGATGAAAAACCTAATTTTCAATTTCAATTCACAGAAGAAACCTTTAAAGAGTTTGTTGCTTATATTGAGTCTATTGCAAATGAAATATGGTCTAGTTTTATTCCTAAAGATGCTACAAGTGAGGCATCAGATTACTGGGAGTACTATGATAAAGAGTTTGATAACAATGGATACTTGAGAATTAGTGAAAAATACCTTGAGGTAGAAGGTCCTCATACTACGACAGGTCGATTATATCAGTTTAATAAGGCAAAAATGCAGAGTTTTATTTTTGATTTAAGAAAGTTAGTGTCCTAATAACTAAAGGAAGGGTGAAGGGAAATGGATGCTAACGGCAAAAGCAATGAGGAATTGATGGATCACATTATCAAAATTGCTTCTGAAACGGCAATTGATTATTACAAACAGAGAGAAAAAGAGCAAAAGAGAAAAAGGGTAGATCGTCGATTGCGAAATACTCGTCTCCTTCTTGCAAACTATAAAAATTTTAAAATTCACTGCGAGGAGAACATTGTGGAAATTGACCACTTGCTAGATCCTGACGATTTCGAGTTTTTGGATTATGGTGATTTGGTTATTGAGTCGATTGTTAAAAGTAAACAACGTACTATCGCCATGGTGTCTTACCTGGATCGCATGCTTGACGTGTATAAGGCTGTTGCGGAGACAGCGAACCGAAAGGAAGAGATTCGCCGCTATGACACCCTACTAAAGTACTATATTTTAGATCCGGCACTAAATTTTGAAGAAATAGCAAATGTCCAAAAAGTGAGTGTTAAGACTGTCAAACGAGATTTAGAAAATGCGGTTAAATCCTTGTCAGCATTGATTTTCGGTGTAGATAGTGTTCGATTCATCGAGTAGGAAAAAAAGTTTTCGATGTCCATTGACTGGGTTTTGATAAAATGGTAATATGATAACATAAAATAATTGTGAATACGCAAAAAAGGCATCTGATACCATGTGTACCAGGTGCCTTTTTTGCGTCTATGAGGTGATTTGATGAAGGCTACACCTAAGCAAAAACAGCCTAGAAAATCGAAAAAGCCAAAAGGAAAAACGGTTTTCTAGAATCGGATAATATTTCACTCTTCATCCTTTTTAAAGGATGAAGATTCAATAAGAGGATTAATTCAAATGATATTTTTTTATGAAATTAAATTAAGATTTTATCTCTTTATATTTGTATAAATGTACTTAACCATTTTCATTGTCTTTAATCCTAAAATAGTAATTATTAATGTATAGATTGTGGTTAAGACAATAGCATAATAACCTAGATGTGTTATATTACCAGATGGTTTTGCAAATTTCAAAGTGATTCATCCTTTCGAAAAAACTATTAGCTTGTATCCTTTTGGAGCATTCTTAGTATCTACTTTAGAAAGTAAATTATGTATTGGTTATCAGGAAATAATAATTGAGTAATTTTATGTTCACAAAGCAGTAAGAAAAGCATACGAATAGTTTTTATGAAGTGGTAATAAAAAGCGTTATAAGATATAGAAAAATTACTAAGGTTATTTCGGACTAGGGATAACCTTAGTGCAAATAGTTTGGGAGAACATTTTAATTAAGAATACAATTATAAAATAATATTGTAAATGCGAGAAAATTAATCTAATACCAATTTTTTTGTAATTAAAAAGATGAAGTGGACTTAATTAAAATATTGTCACAAAAGATGATTGTTAATACTAATGAGGTTACCTTATGAATGATCTGCTAAGTGAATATCAAATTAATTTGATGTGCATAAACTAATTATGATTAATCCAATTTTGGAAGGATGTAAATGAATAATAACTTACAAGAAATTATAGGATCTGTCATTTCTGCAATTGGTACAATACAAGCAGCTATTAGTAACACGCCTCAATTCAATCTAAATGAGATTGAAAGTTATGAATGGAAACTTGTGGGGAATGTTTTGCAAGCACTAGGAGGCAGTTTGTCTGCTGATGGTCAAGGTACGGAATCATTAGAAAAATTAGGTGATGAAATTGGAGCTGTAGGTAATTCAACTGTAGTAACGAGTTTGCTACTTTACAAAATGTGTAATACTATAACAGAGCAAAAATTAATTATAAGTGGTAGTTGGATTCAAGCATTAGGCAGTTTCGTAGGACTTATAGACGAATTTTTTGATAGTACAGATGAGGGAAGAATAGAGAACATAGTTGGTGGTTTTTTGCAAGGGATTGGGAATTCATTACAAGCAATTGGAGGGATTGAAGAATTAGATAATATAGGTAAGAAACAATATCAAAATATAGGGGTAATTGGTAGTTGGATTCAAGCGAGTGGGTCTGTTCTTTCGCTTATAGGACAAATTAAGGAAGAATTAGAAGAAATACGACAGAATATTAATGAATAGTATTTTTTTATTAATTGAAACAAATAATTTTTAGATTTTGGTAATTTTTTCTTCTTGGTGGGGCGAAACAGTTAATAATACATTCTGATTGCTGGATGATATATGAGGAGTCTCCCTCATATATCATCCAATTTTAATTAGTCTAGTTAATCTCTTTAGTAGGATAATTTTTATCTAATATTTTTTGGAATCCATAATTCAACATTGCATAAAGGTAAGCAGATAGGAAAAGGAATGTCTGATTGACTTTTTTTAATTTGTAAAATCCTAATTTTTCAAAAAAATGATTAAGAGGATATGCTAGGAGTAAATCCATAATACCATTTAATAATGCGTATAGCCAAAATTTCTTATATGTGTAATGAAAAATAATAATGTTTCCAACAAAATATGGTCCAAAAATGAATGTGAAGGCGCTATTTATTCTACCATGTACACCTCCCTTTACTTTCCACCAGTTGAATTTCACGGAAAGTAATGTTTCAACTAATAAGAAAATAGTTGAGAACAAAGTAACAGGCAAGAATTTAAAAAAAGATTTTTTGGGAATAAAAAAAATACTAGCCCATGAAACTGATAATATTAAAATTCTGATGATTAATTTTAACATAAACATACTCCTTTGGTAATGAATCATGATTAGTATTAGATTAAATTTAAAAAATATGTATAAAAAATGTGGGGATTTTTATTAAAACACTATATACTAGGAGATTTTATAAAAAATACTAAGCAAATGATGGGGAGTCTATCATTTGCTAAAGGAAGTGATCCTCATGAGACTTAAAGAATTAGAGATTAATACTAGTACAATGCGACTAGAAGTTGATATAATGGAACAAAAAGGAAGCTTTGCCATTGTTGTGTGTGATGGACGAGCTAAGCTTACTCAACTGCCGGAACATGGGGAGACAAAAATCATCACTCATCAAGGGAAGGTGAAGCGGGTTAAGTTTGATGAGGGGGAAGATTTTTGACACAAAGAATATTGGATATAGACATGGACTTTTTTCTAAATGAAATTGCTTACCATGTGAATGGAATGTCAAGATTAAATAGTACTGATTATATTCCTTGGAACGAAGATCGGTTTAGACGGTTTTTGGAAGAAAAATGTAATCTGAGTAAAGAAAATAAGATTGAAGGAAGAATTGTTACACACCATAATGAAGCATTCTATTTTATTGAAGAACTTATTGAGAAGCAATTAATCCAGACACCCATTGAATGGACCCATATAGATGCTCATTCAGATTTAGGTTTAGGAGATTCTGGGTGGTACTATATATCATCTGAATTAATGCATTATGATATACACAAAAGAATAAAATATGTTGAAAAAAACAAGATAAAACTATCGAACTATATGGCATTCCTATTACCATTTGGCTGGTTATCAAAAGTGGATTTTGTACATCATGACAATTGGGATTTTGATGATTTCTTTAGTATATACTTGAAAAATTTTAATGATCAAAGTGGTTTCTTTGAATTTAAAACTTTTGAAAAGGGACTTGAAGCGGGATATTTAATTGAGAATGCAAGGAAATTAAAACCCGTTCAAAGTGATAGTGTAATTCCATTTGAAATACTTAGAGAAGATACTTTTCAAACAGATGAAAATTTTAATTATCTTATATTCTGCCAATCACCACAATACACACCAGAAAGTGCAGATTTTATGTTAAAAATAATTAAAGAATATATTATAGAGATATAAATAAAAGTTCTACCAGCCAACTGGAGGACACTGAACAAGCGGTTAAACCCGTTTCGTTTGGTGTCTTTTTTTATTTATCTAAATGAGGTGATAATGATGAATCCACTATTAAAAACACAGCTTAAAGAATGGGAAAAACAACATCTTAAGACTCAATCACCTAAGAAAAAATCAGTTGCAAAAAAGAAAGAACTCCTTTCACATAGAGACTTAGAAGAGCTAATGGGCATAAGAAAACCTACATATAGAAGACATAATGGTGCATTAAGACAAAGGGGGTAATCATATATGGAGATAAATATTGCGGAATTAATTAGAGATTACCGAATGATGAAAAGAGAGATCGAAAGGCTTCAAAGAATTATTTATGGAAAATCTGTACCTATGAGATCCTGGGGAGTTGCTCAATATGGAGTTGAAGCAACATTGCCTCATGGGAGTTCTGGTAAAAGCCAAGCTGAGTTAAGAGATATGGATATTCGAGAACAGAAGCAAATTAAGAGATTACAAGAATATCGACGAAAAGTTTTTGCTATTGAAAGTGCAGGGGATTTTCTAGATAAAGAAATACTCAAAATTGTTTATGATTGTATGCTTAGCGGAATGACTAGGCAGCAAATAGCGGTCCATTTAGAGATTTCTAGAGTTTCTGTTGATAAATTGAGAGCTGACATAAAGACACAGATTGACACAAATACGACTTTTTCCAAACTTTTGCATGGTGAAAAATCGGCAGTGTAAAATGGAAGGCAGGACGGGGAGGCAGTTAATAAGCTGCTTCCCCTAATTTTTATCTATAAGATTTAGAATCACTTAAAGCCCAAATTACAACCCATACGATGATCGAAAGCAAAATAAATGAAAATAGAAGTAAAATAAAATATGAGAAAAAGTATGCTGCAGCAACGATAAATCCTATACCCATTAAACCAGAAAGAACTAAAAACCAATTCTTATAGTAGTTTCCATTGTGTGAGGCAAAGTAAATTAAAGAGATACCAACTAATAATAAAGAAATTAAACTTAATAAGTTTAAACCTGTATTTAGTAAGTAGTCTCCAGGTGAAATGAAGTAGTATTTCATCAATTCAATTGGCGTTTCAGGTTTTGGTAATGCAGCATTATATAAAAATGTAAAATAACAGGAAATGCTGCTAAAAACTAATGAGAAAATGAAATTTGTTTTATTCTGCGTAATGGACGTAATAAAATCCCAAATTTTTTGCATATAATCCCTCCAACTTTTTAGTAATAATAGCATTCGACTAAATAACTATAAAACCTTCAATAAAATCTAAAAAGGGTACAATTACCTAATAAAATATTTGGTTTTTGGGCTATTTTACTTATTTTATGCAGGGAAATATCTCCTTTTGTCGAATTGGGAATTAATAAAGGAGGGTAATTCAATGCAAAACGAAAATGAAGAACTATTTTCAGAAATTGAATCAGAATTGTTAGAAGAAAGCGAAGAAGAAATAGAGGTTAATCCTGAAAAAGAAGCAGATAGAAGAAAAAAAGCAGCAGCCCTTTGGGAGTCTGCTCAAAAGGGTGAATCGAAATATTTAAACCAGAGGGTTGCTACCATACTAAATCGTTTTGATGAGACCCGTAACTCTGACATTGCACTTATGGTGAAGTATTGGGAGATATATGAAGGTCACTCTGGAGATATTGTATCAATTAAAGATTTATTCAAGTTCGAGCGGTTAACATCAATCGCAAGGGCTAGAGCAAAGATACAAAACGAATACAAGATTTTTCTGCCAACATCTGAGGTAGTTAGGAAATTCAGAAAATCTAGAGAAGAAGATGAAAAAGAATTTCAAATAGCTACTAAACCAGAATTACCTATATTACATATTTTTGCAGATGAAACTGGAAAAACTGCCGATTATGTGATGGTAGGTAGTATATGGATACTGGACGATAAACGATATGGAGAGATAAAGAGACAGTTTGTCGAATGGGTTAAAAAAGCAGAAGAAAAGTACAATAATTTCCCTAAGGAATTTCATTTTAAGGAAATTAAAAATGATGGTTCTGATTTAGAGATTTATCAAGAAGCTTTTAGGAAATTTATAGGCATTGCAGATGTTGTTAGTTTTAAGGCGATAGCAGTTAATAAAACGAAATTAAAGAAGGTTAGAATACAAGATTTAGTAAACGAGTTGTATTATCAATTAATACGACAAGGTGTAGAACATGAAATCCTAAGAGGTAGAATAGCTTTCCCTAAACAAGTAAGCTATATTAAAGACCGAGAAGGAGATGAGAGCTCGTTTGTAATTCAACAATTATCTCAAAAAATTATTGATTCTTTTAATAGTCATTATGGTGGGAAATTGACACTCAATTCTTTTTTGCCAATTGATTCTAAGTTAGAAAGATTTATTCAAATAGCAGATTTATTTGCTGGAAGTATAAATCGTGTCTATAATCACCAAAAAGATAATGCCCCACGTAATGCTAAAGATGAGTTTGCTGAATTTGTATTGGAGATGATAAATCTTAACACAATCAAGCTAGATGCTGAATCTCTTTTTAGTGAAGAAACTATCCAAAACGAAGATATGTCAACGTTGTATTTATTCGATTAATATTTTAAATAAATTAAATTTACATCCTTCGGGGTGTTTTTTTGTTATCTGTAAACCAGATATTAATTAACCCTATAAGTCTTACTAAAGGCTCGCAACTTTACTTGTAGTATTAGTATCTGGTTTAGAAATAATAAAAACTTCAAAAAGCATTATCCCTTCCGATAAAGAGTGAAGGAGGGGATAGAGATGTTATGGTTTGGCTTAAAACGTAAATTGAATGCACTAGAAAAACAAATGAGCAATATTTGTGTGAAAGTTGAAAAAAACGAATCCTTTGAACAGGAAATTCAGAGGATACTTTTAATAGGGGAAGATGAAGAGATGATAGAATTAGTTGATCAGTTCTCAGAATTGAATCATAGTAGTCTTAATTCATATTATGATATGCATAAAGTATTAGATAAGTTAGATGAGGAAACCCTTGTAGGAAGTATTGCGCGTTTAAAAGGAATAGAAGAGGTACTAAATAGTGCGATTCACATAACACCGTCAGTAACAGTATTAACTCTTTTTATATCTGCATATGTGGCTTTATCACAAACTGATGAATCCTTATTTTTAGGGTATATAGCGGTATTTATATCGGCTGGGTTTGTAAGTATTATTTTTAATTGGTCTAGAAGAAATAGAAAGGGAAGAAAGAGAGCTGTTTATTTTAGGAGTTTGCTAGAGCATCGACTTGAGAAGTTTAAAAATAATAATCTTGTTGACGAAGAATAAGTATCTACATATGTGGATGCTTTTTTATTTAAAAATGGAGGTGGCAGGTGAATGTAATATGGCTAGAGCAAGAGATCCAAACAGAGATAAAGCATATAACTTATGGAAAGAGCATAATGGAGAAATAACAAATAGAGAGATAGCTAATCAACTCGATATAGACGAGAAGAAAGTGGCTGTCTGGAAATCCCGGGATAAATGGGGACAAGATAACAAAGAAAATGTTGTACAACAAAAAAAGAGTAAAACAAAGAACGTTGTACAACAAAAGAATAACAAACAGAAAAAGCAGCAGAAAAAACATTATATAGAAGACCAGGAACCTTTGATTGAGTCTGATGAACTGACAGATAAACAAAGGCTTTTTTGTATTCATTATCTTAAATATTTTAATGCTACTAAGGCGTATCAAAAGGTTTATGAATGTAGTTATGAAGTAGCAAGTACAAATGGCAGTAGATTGCTAAGAAATGCTCGAATTAAAGCAGAATTGAATCGTATTAAAGAAGAGAGGGCAAGAGCGGTGCATTTAGATGTAGAAGCTATCCTTCAAAAATACATGGATATTGCCTTTGCTGATATAACTGATTTTGTAGACTTTGGTCAAAAGGAATATGAAGAGAAACATATGGATGGTTCGCCTGTACTTGATGAAAATGGCGATATTGTTATAGGTTCATATAGTTTTGTTGGCTTAAAGAATGCCGATGAAGTAGACGGAACGCTTATTACCGAAGTGAAGAAAGGTAAAGACGGAGTCTCTGTGAAATTAGCTGACAAGATGAAAGCATTAGAAATGCTAACTAAGTTCGCTAGCGCTTTGCCTGAATATGCAAGGTATAAATTGCAAGAGGAAAAACTCAAAGCGGAAACAGAACTTGCGCAAGAACGTGTCAAACTTATCAAGGGTCAGAAGAAAGATACTTCATTGCTTGAAGCGCTTATCAATGTTAGGAGCGAAAAAGAATGATTACTTTTTCTCCTAAACAAAAACAAATAATTACAGCTCCATATGATGTGACATTAGAAGTAAATGAAGGTACGCCACGTTCGAGTAAAACAACAGCTGGTGTATTTCGTTATGCTGACTATTTAATTAAATCGAGAGATCAAAACCATTTAGTTGTCGCTTATAACCAGGAGCAAGCATATCGTTTGATCATGGAATGTGATGGATTTGGGCTTATTCATATATTTGGTGATTTAGCTGAAACAAAACATGACGAAAAAGGAGATCATCTTCTGATCTATACGCCGAACGGACAAAAAAGAGTCTATTATAAAGGAGGAGGAAAAGCAGATAGTAAGAAAGCTATTACTGGTATGTCGCTTGGATCAGTCGTTTTTTGTGAAATAGACCTTCTTCATATGGATATGATTCAAGAGTGTTTTAGACGGACGTTTGCTGCTAAAGATAGATATCATTTAGCAGACCTTAACCCGCCATCTCCTAATCATCCGGTAATCAAAGAAGTGTTTGAAGTGCAAAATACACGTTGGGTCCATTGGACAATCGATGATAATCCCATCATTACAGAAGAGCGCAAACAAGAGATATATGAAACATTAAGTAAAAACCCTTATTTGCTCCAGCGTGACTGGTATGGCAAGAGGGTTATTCCTGCTGGTGTTATTTATAGCATGTTTGACTTAGAAAAGAATGTAATATCGGCATTAGAGGGAAAGAAAATTGAAATGTATTTCTCTGGTGATGGTGGTCAAGGAGATGCGACTAGTGTTGCTTGTAATATTGTCACTAGACATAAAGGGAAGAAGAGAGCGTACGATTTCAAACTAAATCGTGTGGCTCATTACTATCATTCTGGTAGTGATACTGGACAAGTCAAAGCAATGAGTATTTATGCTAAAGAAATAAAAGAGTTTATTTTATGGTGTGAAAAGACTTATGAAATGAGAAGAACAGAAGTGTTTATTGATCCAGCATGTAAATCATTACGAGAAGAATTACATTTGCTAGGTATCAGAACAAAACCAGCTAACAATAATGCTCATGATGTAAGTGGAAATGCAAAAGGTATTGAGGTTGGTATCGAACGATTACAAAATGCTATGACAAGTGAATTGTTTTTATTAATGGAACAATCCAATGATAAATACGATCATTATAATTTTATGAAAGAGCTTGGGATGTATGCTCGGGATGGTAATGGTAAGCCGATAGATGATTTCAACCATAGCATGGATGAATGCAGATATAGCAATAATTATTTTTATAAGAGGTATGTATTATAGGAGTGAAGGAAATGGCTAGGTACCTTGAAACCTCAGTTATTCAGTCGTTTAAACCATATATTGATCCATTCCCTAATGACAGTTTGAAAATAAGTATTGAGAGAACTGAACATGAATTTGATTATGGACACTGTGTTCATAAATGGGTAGATACAGATGATGGTACAAACGATAAAATTTGTTTTAGCTGTGGTTATAGAGTTAAACAGAATGTAATGGAAAATAGGCGGTGATTAAATGTTCAAATCACTCATGAGCAAAGTAAAGGGGGTGTTGCAGAAAATGGGAATAGTGAAAACAGTAAAGCAATTATCTGATATCAAAAACATTCCAGTGGATGACCAATTTTATAAACTGATAGAACAATGGAAAGCACTCTATCAAGGTTATTTTAGTGACTGGCATGACTTAACTTATCAAACAGTTAATGGACCTAAAAAACGTCGTATGGCATCGCTGAATATGCCGAAAGTAGTATCGCAAGAAATGGCATCCCTAATCTTTAATGAGAGATGTGAAATCAGTATCTCGGATGAAGGTTTGTCAAAAGAGATTAAAGAAATCATGAAGGAAAATAAGTTCGTTAAGACATTCCAAGATTATCTAGAATTTCAATTTGCTCTTGGTGGCATGGTTATTAAGCCATATGTAGAGGATGATCAAATAAAGCTTTCCTATATCACTGCCGATTGCTTTATCCCTGTTAGTTGGGATAACAAAGGCATTCATGAAGCTGTGTTTTTAAATGAAATCCGTAAAGGAGACAAGAGATACACTCACTTAGAGTGGCACTTATGGGATAAAAAAGTGTACATCATTAAAAACGAACTTTTTGTATCTGATAAGAACTCTGGTGAGGTTGGCAAGAAAGTACCTTTAGCGACTTTATTCCCTGATTTGGAAGAAGAGGTAAGGATAGAGCATTTGAAGCATTCATGTTTTGTTTATTTTAAGCCGAACATTGCTAATCATATCGATATGACAAGTCCATTAGGAGTGTCTCTATTCTCCAATGCTTTAGATACACTTCATTCAATTGATATAGCATTTGATTCCTTTCAACGAGAATTTCGGCTAGGGAGAAGAAGAATCCTAGTTCCTACTACTGCAGTAAGAGTAGTAATTGATGAAAATGGGAATGCGCAACGCTATTTCGATACAGATGATGAAGTATATCAAGCGATGGATTTTGGAGATATGGATGCTAATAAAATCCATGATAATACTGTAGAGATTAGAGCAGAGGAACATATAGCTGCCATAAACGCTCTCTTAGATTTATTATCCATGCAAACAGGATTTAGCGGGGGAACATTTAACTTCGATGGAAAAAGTGTAAAGACTGCAACAGAGGTTGTAAGTGAAAACAGTAAGACATTTAAATCAAAACAATCTCATGAAAATATTCTTGAAGCTGGAATAACTGAATTGGTTGAGGTTATTGTACAATTAGCAGAATTATATAAACTGTTTAATAGACCAGCAGATGGATGGGAAGTAACAGTAACCTTTGATGATTCGATTGCCGAAGATCAGAATACTGAAATTGCTAAACAGATACAACTAGTGACCAATAAGTTAAACTCACGAAAAAGAGCAATTATGAAATTACATGGTTTAACTGAAGAAGAGGCAGATTTGCTAATGCAAGAAATAGCAGAGGAAAGTCAAACAGCTACAGCAGAAGCGATTGACTTCTTTGGTATGAGTAGAGCTGATGTAGAATGAATCCAAGTTTAAATCAAAAATTAGCGCAGCCTACTATCGATGTTTATTTAGCTATTGAAGAGCAACTCTTAATTAATCTTGCTAAGCGGCTGAAAAAGAATAAACATTTGCTGGATGATATTCAAGCTTGGGAAGCGGCCAATTTATTAGAGATTGGTTCTTTGTCACAAGAGAATATAATTACCATCGCAAAATATAGCGGTCTAGCAATCGATGAAATTGCTAAACTACTACAAGAAGCTGGATTTTATGCAGTAAATGGAGTAGATAAAGACTTACAGGAAGCGGTAAGGCAAGGATTCCTTATAATGCCACAAACAGAACCTATAGATACTTTTCATCCGATATTATTAAGTTATCAGCAACAAGCCATGAATACTTTTAATTTAATAAATACAACCATGCTAGACCAGTCAAAGCAAATCTATATTGATACATTAAACAAGACAGTAGGGAAAGTGTTAACTGGCACTATAACACCTCAACAGGCGCTTAGAGAAACTGTGCATGAGTGGTCTGAGAAAGGCATACCAGCATTAATAGATAAAGCTGGGAAACAATGGTCAACAGAAGCATATGTAAGTACTGTCACTAGATCGTTAAGTAATAATGTTGCTAACACTATGCAAGATAATCGCATGGATGAATATGGTGTAGACTTGATTGAAGTCTCAGCACATATGGGAGCAAGACCACGTTGTGCGCCTTACCAGGGCGAGATATATTCTCGGAGTGGTAAACATCCTAAGTATCCGCCGTTAACTCGAACTAGTTATGGAGAAATTGCAGGGCTGAGAGGAGTAAACTGTGGACATATTTTCTATCCGTTTATTGAAGGGTTTTCTAGAAAAAGATCTGTACAGATTAACGATGAGCAAAATGATATAGCTTACAAACGGTCTCAAAAACAAAGGTACTTAGAAAGGCAGATTCGCTATGCCAAACGTGATCTAAATATCATGGGTGTAATGGGAGATGAAGTGGGGATAAAAGCAGCTAAAGTACTTGTGAGAGCTAGACAAGAGAATATGCGTAAATTCATAAATGAAACAGGAAGAACAAGAAGACGTAATCGAGAGCAATTAGCAATATAAACAAAAATAGACCCGAATATGGGTCAAATAGTTTTCTTCATACCACATTTACGACATTCTCTTAGAAAGACGTAATTTTTAACTGAGCTTTTAAATTGAGCATTACCGCAGTTATCGCAGATTCCTGCTTGCACATCTGGATATTCTCTGTAGTCATAAATTATTGATGTGTCGTAACCTTTGTAGTTATTTTCATCTGACATAGCGTTCACCTAGATATATTTATTTTTGACAACTGAATTATTATACAACAACTAAACGCTTCTTACTATGAGGTGTTTTTTCTTTGTCCTTTTATCTGTAGTGGACGCGATAAATCAAACAGAAGTTTAATACCCACATGGGAGGTCTATATATGAATCTTTTAAAAAAATCCGATCAAGCGGTGAAACTTGAAGACAACTTATTAAAATTAGATTTACAATTCTATGCTGAAAATGACGTACCACCAGGAGATAATCCTCCTAAAGATACGCCACTAAATGACTCACCTACAGTTGATAAGCCTGAAGACACGCCACCAGCAAAGAAATTTACACAAGAAGATGTAAATAACCTTGTTGCAAAAGAAGCAAAGAAAGCGCAAGAAAAGCTATTGAAACAACTTGGCGTGGAGGATTTTAACAATGCCAAAGAGGGACTTAATAAGTTCAAAGAATGGCAAGAGTCACAAAAAACAGAGGCAGAAAAGCAAGCTGAAAGATTAAAAGAATTAGAAACTAATTACTCTAACACTAGCAATGAGAATGCTACATTAAAAGCGCAAATTAGCGCTATGAAAGCTGGTGTCCTTGCTGAATCTGTAGAAGATGTAGTAACACTTGCTAAAACAATGGTCAACGATGATTTGGATATGGATGCTGCTATTGCAAAGATCGTGGAGAAATATCCTCATTTTGCGCAGCAACAAGAGAAAGTAGATGAGCCTAAGCCATCTTTCTCAACTGGAAAACATGAAAAACAGCCATTGTCTGAAATGGACGCTTGGTTAGAAGCATTTGGAGTAAAAAAACAATAAATTAAACGGAGTGATATGAATGCCAGTAAATTACGCTGAACAATACCAACAAGCTGTACAACAAGCATACTTTGGAGGTCTTTACTTCCGAGATTTATATGAAACACCAAATAACCAAAACATTAAATGGACAGGTGCTAAAACGATTCAAATTCCAAGAATCACAGTAGGTGGTTTTATTGATGTTGATAGAGATGTAGCTAGCAATTTTGCACGTCGTGCAGATAATGATTGGGAACCTAAGACATTAGCACATGATCGTGAATTCCCAATGTTTGTAGATCCACAAGACGTAGATGAAACAAACACGGTTTTATCTATCGCTAATATCACAAGAGTATTTAACATAGAGCAAAAAATCCCAGAGATGGATAAATATTTAGCATCTAAAGTTTATAGTGAGTATACGAACTATGGAGGACAGGCTCTAACAGAAGAATTAACAGTAGATAACATTCTCACTATTTTTGATCAAATGATGGAAGACATGGATGAAGCGGAAGTACCACAAGAAGGCCGTAAATTATACGTTACTTCTCCAATCAAAACGTTATTGAAAAACGCTGAAAAAATCCAACGTAGCTTAGACATTAAAGGATCAGCAGCAAATGATGCTAATAGAAATCTTCGTTCGTTAGATGAGGTAACTATTATTTCTGTTCCAACTTCTCGAATGAAGACAGCTTATAACTTTACAAGTGGTGCAGTTCCAGCTACAGGTGCAGGACAAATCAATATGATTTTAATTCATCCATCAGCAATTATTACACCACAAAAATATGATTTCGTGGACCTTGCAGTACCAAGTGCAACAACTGGTGGTAAGTACTACTACTTCGAGCGTAAGTATTGGGATGTGTTCTTATTCGAAAAGAAAGTACCTGGTGTTAAAATCCACGTTACAGAGGCAGGAACAGGGGCTTGATGCCCTTGTTACTTAATTAAATGGAGGTAATCTAATGGGACAAGTAACAGTGAGAAAAAACAATAAAGTGTTAAATATTGAAGATACACGGTTAGAAAGTTATTTAGTGCAAGGATTTGATCAAATTGATAAAGAGGGAAGGATAGTAACTAAAGCTACTGGTGGTAAGTCAGTTTCTTTAGCTGAGTATAATAAAGTTGTTGAGGAAGTAGAAGCATTAAAAAGTGATGGTGCTGCCAAAGAATTAGAAGAGGCGAAAAAGGAAATCAGAGTATTAAAAACAGAAAACACAAAGTTAAAGAAGGCTTTAGAAGAAAAAGCTGGTGAATAATTATGGCTTACATTGATAAGCGGTATTATGAAGATGTCTATAAAGGGGCAGAAGTGGACGAAGTAACTTTCAATAGATTATCAGAAAGAGGAAGCGAAATTGTTGATGAAATAACAGGATATAAGTTAAAACAAGTCTTCCCATTCGATAAATTAAACGCATTCTTTAAGGAACAAGTGAAAAAAGCTACTGCTGCACAAGTGGAATACATGATTATGCAAGGTGAGGGAGTAGAACATGGCGATTCAGACATTTCCAGCGTTACTATTGGGAAGTTTAACTATTCCGAAGGGCAAAATCCTACTAGGTTAACAAGAGAGCAATTACGTACATCTCCTGCAGTTATAGGCTATTTAAAACCAACAGGGTTACTCTATAAGGGGATTGATGTAAATGGCTAAAGTTAAACCGATTCCTAAAAAATTATTGATCCATACAATTAAATATGAAGAATTCTTAAGAGATGGCTCATTTGGTGAAGAATTTGCACCAACGGAGACCATCTCTTTTGTGTTGGTACAACCATCTAGCAAGTTACGAAGGGATGGCAATGGAGAAGAAGTCCAAACGCTTGGAGTTGTCTTTTTAGATGCAGTTAATACTCCTAACTTTAAGCCTTTGAAAGAAAAGTCTAAGGTTAGATTTAAAGAAAAGGATTATCGAGTGATTGAATGCGAAAGCCTTTATGCATTAGATCCAGATATACCCCATCATTATGAGGTGAATTTGATATGAGTAGGGTAAGAATTCGAACTAATTTAAACGGTATAGCTAGACAAATATCAAGAGCAAAAGAAAGAACCCAATACGCACTGGATAATCAGATTTTAAAAGACGATAACGAATTTATTCCTGCAGACACATGGAATTTACGTGATTCTTCCATACGTGGTTCTATTATAGGTCAAGGGATTTTACAATGGTCAACACCATATGCAAGGAATCTTTATTATAACCCGCAATATAACTTTTCTTTGGATAAGAATCCTAAAGCGGGTGGTCTATGGCATGAACGAGGCAAAGCAGCATATGGCGATGACTGGACTAGACTTGCGCAAAGAGAAATGGAAGATAACCTATGACAATGGATTTTTTAGAGAGATTAGTATATTTATTAGATGCCCAAAAGTATTATTCAACGGTACTTTCTCCTGTACTTGGAACAGGAAACAGCATTGCAGTAACAACTTTACCTTCGAGAACTTATCAATACTACATGGATGGATCATACAGCCAAGGATATGCCTTCCAAATCAGCACAAAGCATGATCAACAATTAGTCGCTTATAATACATGCCAATTGATTGTTGATTTTTTAAAGGATAGAAAGTCTATACCTAGTGAAAACAACTCGTATGAGTTTGAAGGAATAGACATACAAACAAGCCCTAACCTTCTTATGAAGGATGATAAGTATTACATTTTCACAGCGCAACTAAGCGCTAATTTACTAGTTTACAAGGGGGATTAACAATGCCATTTCATTTAAACTATTTGACTACCTATAAAATCGGTGAAACAAAAGAAGAACTATTACCATTAGCTGCAGGTATCTCTACTGTTGATCCATCAAATGAAGAATCTACGGAAGAATATAGCTATTATGATGGAGCAGGCGGAACAGAAACAGAAACTACTGGATTAACTTCTTCTTATGCATTCAGTGGTAACCGTAAATACGCTGATGATCCAGCACAAGAATTAATTCGGAATAAGCTGTTTACTTTAGGCCAAGGGCGAGAAGTGTACTTCCAGGTAACAGAGCCAGATGGACGTGTAATTGAAGGTCCTGCAACATTACAAGATATCACTCCTCATGGTGGAGATGCGAATGCTCGTGCAACTTTTGAATTTACAGTTACGTTTAAAGGTCTTCCAACTGATACTAAGCCTAGTGATACAGGAGCACAAACAGTTCAAACAACAGAAGAATAATTAGGAGGTAACATATGTCTATTAATATTAATTTAAGTAACCAATCCATTATCCCCGTGAGATTCGGGGAATTTGATTTTAATGTAGATATCTCAGATGCGGGGAAAGAAAAGCTAATGGGACTAATTGAAGAATTTGAAAATCGAAATACAGATATCGGTGAGGTAAAAGATAAAGAATCGTTTGCTAAAGCGATTGAAGAAACCAAATCTATATTAAAAAGCATATATGATCCATTATTTGGGGAAGGTGCTTTTGATAAGATTTACAACAAGTATCCAGATGTAACTTTGCTCTCTAATAGCTTTATTGATGTTGCAAATGGTGTAATGGCCGAGTACGAAAAACGTACAAGACGAGAACAAAAAGATAATTATGTAGCAAATTTAAAGAAGTAAGTAGGTGAGGGCAATGTTTTCCCTTGCTCGAAAATTACAGAACTCAATTGACTATAATGGCGTTACTTACGAATTGAAATTAGCTTTTGATAATGTCCTTTTAGTTTTTGATGTGCTAAAAGATGAAAATATCGATGACTTGTTCAAAGTAGATGTGGTAATGGATTTATTATTAACCCAGACACATGAACTTGAAGATGAACAAATGGTAGAACTTTATACATTGATTATGGAAACGGTTATACTCCAAGGGAAAAAGCAAGAGGTTAAACGAGATCTTGCCGGTAATGTTATTGATGAAGATGAGGATGATAAAAAACTATATAGCCTAGAAGAAGACGCACAGTATATCTATGCGTCTTTTTTATATGATTATCAAATTGACTTAATCGATCAACAAGGGAAGATGCATTGGTTTAAGTTTAATGCACTATTAGCTTCTTTAAGTGATGACACGATGTTTAAGCGGGTTATTGATATTAGACAACGTATGCCAAATAAACACATGACAGGTGAAGAGAAAAGCAATCTCATGAAGCTAAAGCAACTATATGCACTAAAGAAATCCCAAGAAGAAATAGAATTCGAAGCAATGGATTTAGCAGAGAAACAAGCTTACATCAAACAAAAGATGGCTGAGAGGGGTGAGTAGATGGCAGCAGATGGATCAGTTGTTATTGAGATATCCCTTGATGATTCAAACGTATCTGGTCAGATACGAAATATAGACCGTGACTTTAACCGTGTAGGAAGTAGTTTTCCACAAACTTTTCGTAATAACATGAGACAAATACGTACTAGTCTAGGACAAATACGAACTAGCATTAGTGATACTTTTTCTGCTGCAGCCAACTCAATCCGTAATACATTTACCCGAGCTAATCCCTTTCGTTCGATGTTTACAGGATTGCAATCAGCAACTAGAGGTATAACTTCTCGGATGACAAGCGGTTTTTCTAACGTGTTCAGCCGTATGAGGAGTTCAGCAAGTAACTCAATCAGTCGTATGAGACAGGAATTTTCCTCTTTAGATCGCTCTGTCGAAAGTCCGTTGAAAAGCATGCTGAAAATGGCAGCAACAATAACTGGAATAACCGGAGCCATGAATTTAATGGGGCGGGCTATTAGTCGTGTAGATACGATAGATACTGCAATTAAATCATTAACAGTCCTTACAGGATCAGCAGAAGATGCAAAGTTAGTTATGAATGACTTAGTTGATGCTATCGATGGAACACCAATAGCGTTAAATGATGTTGCCCTTGGAGCAAAGAAAATGGTGGCTGCAGGGATGAAAGCTGAAAAGGTAAAACCTGTTTTCAAGTCCATCGCAGATGCTGCCTATGGAGTTGGTGATGGCGCTCAATCTATAGACCAAATTACAAGCGCTATAGCTTCCATGCAATCAGCTGGGACGGTTTACGCAGATGATATTAATAGATTAGTAGATGCTGGGATACCAGCATGGCAAATGCTCGCTAACCAAACCAACCAATCAGTAGCTGATATTAAGAAAGACACATCTAAAGGTTTGCTAGAATCAAACGATGCAATCGATATGCTTGTTGATGGTATCCAGAATGGAACGGACGGTATTGCAGGAAGTACTGCTGCTATGGCTGGATTAGCCAAAACAGCAGGAGACACAATTTCTGGTTCATTCGGTAATATGCGAACAGCAATTGTTAAAATAATGGCCAACGTTGCAGACGTATTAAAAGGCGATATTATCAATGCCTTAAAAGGACTAACAAATGCTTTTAAAGCTGTTGGTCGTGTAACTGGTAGTGAAACTTTCGCTAATGGTTTAAGACGGATGGTAGACGCTTTGAAATTACTATCCCCTGCTTTACTAGGAGTAGTAACTGCCCTTGCGATATTTAGCACTTATATGGGGATGACTAAATTAATCGGTATGTTAGTAGGTGCCTTTACAGCGTTAGGAACTGCTATAGCAACCAATCCAGTTGTTGCATTGGTTGCAGCTCTTGGTGGATTAGCGGTAATGCTGGTCAATTTATATAAAACGAATGAAACTTTCCGGAATGGAGTACAAAAAACATGGTCCTTTATAACTGATATATACGAAAAATCATTAGAAGGGATTAAAACGGCCTTAGGTTCCATAATGCCAGGACTCCAAGCATTCGGTAATTGGTCAGCAGATAAACTAATTGCTGGCTTTGCTTGGTTAGGATCTGTTGGTGTAAAAGCAATAAATTTGATTGCTACAGGAATGACTATTGCCGGAGATGCTATTTCGAATTTCTTTACTTATTTGAGTAACAGCGCTGTAGGCCAAGCGGTTTTAAATGCATTGAAATTATCTTTTGAAAATATTACGAACGTGTTATTAACTCTTGTTCCTTTCCTTAGTAGACTAGCTCTTGGGTTCATAGGAGTTACAGGCCCACTCGGTTTAGTAATTTCTTTGGCTATTACGTTTGCTGCTACACTCCTTAAAATGGGCGGTTTTTCAGCAGAAGGAATAAATAATGCGTTAAAAGATATTGGCAAAATGCTTATGGGAATCCTAGATACGGCACTAGTCTTAATTCCACAATTTATCAAAATAGGAGCCGATTTAATTGTTAAATTGATGGAAGGGATTGCTCAAAGTATTCCAAAACTTGTCGCTATCGCAGAGCAATTAATGAATTTCCTTAATGAAGCGATAACAACATATCTACCAATGATTATTCAAGTTGGTCTCCAAATCATTACAGCAATAACAAATGGAATAGTTCAATATTTGCCCATTATGATTAACTCATATATTTCCCTAGTGACTTTACTAGTCGATACAATTGCTCAATATTTGCCGATGATTATTAGTGTTGGAATTACAATTTTAACTAAATTGTTAGAGGGTATTGTATCTATTTTGCCACAATTGATAAATACAGCAATTTTAATTATCACTTCTTTATTAGGGATTTTGGTTGATAATTTGCCAATGATTTTATCAGCCGGGATTGATATTCTGAATGCGCTAATTGGCGGATTAATTGCTGCTTTACCTGCATTACTAACAGCAGCACTAACGATTATATTATCGTTAGCCATGGCTTTACTAAACAATTTACCTCAAATTTTGGATGCAGGAATTGAACTTCTAATGGCCTTGATTGATGGTATTTTGTCAATATTGCCTATGCTGATAAAAACTGCATTGACTTTAATCATTACTCTTGCTACTGCTTTGATAAAAGCTTTGCCGCAGATTATTGCAGCTGGTATAAAAATTCTAAATGCTCTTATTCAAGGAATTGTTCAGCTGATACCAGCATTAATTGCCTGTGCCTTAAAATTAATCATTACTTTAGCCGGTGCAATTATAAAAAATCTACCACAGATTTTGTCAGCAGGAGTAAAAATCTTGAAAATGCTTGTACAAGGAATCTTAAGTATTATAGGTACTTTGCTAAAAGCAGGAGCAGATTTGATTATAAAATTAGCAAAAGCGATAGGTGATAAGCTTTCAAAAATCAAGGACAAAGGAAAAGAAATAACAGGAAAAGTTGTTGATGGAATAACTAGCACCATTTCTAAGATGGTTTCAATCGGTGAGGATATAGTCTCAGGTATTGTAGAAGGGATAGGAAATGGATTTGGATGGGTTAAGGATAAAATTAGCTCACTTGGTGGAAAAATTACAGATTGGGCTTCCAGCGTTCTAGGTATACACTCTCCATCAAGAGTTATGAGAGATGAAATAGGTAAATGGATTCCTGCGGGTGTAGCTGTCGGAATAGATGCAGATGCATCCAGAGTTGAAAAATCGATGAAGAAGATGCTATCTATACCTAAGTTTACTGCAGAAGGTGCTGTAGGTATTAACGGTATTGGGCTTAACAATCAATTATCTGCAAGAAATCGTGTTAGAAGTGCTACGGTAAATAATTCTTCAAATTCTGATACTAAATCGAACATTGCTCAGAAGGTTGAAGCTGTGATAAATATTGGAGGATATCAAGCCAGAGGATTGATTGAATATATTTCTTCTCAACAAAGCAATAACAAAAAAAGAGATAAAAGAAATTTTAATGGGGGTGTTTCATATTGAGTTTTAATATTACTTTTAATGGACATATTCTCCCTATTAAAGTCAGACAAGTTGGGGGAAGAGGTCCTATTCATCAAGAAGTTATCGGCCAATCTAAACCCAATTCCCCAGGTAGTTATTTTTTAAAGAGAAGATTAATAGAAAGACAGATACCTGTTGATTTTGTGTTGCCAAGTAGGGGATTAAGTCAAACGAGAAAAATAATAGATGCCTTAAATAGTGTTTTATATGTTACAGAACCATCACCGATTACTTTTTCTGATGAACCAGACAAAACTTATTTTGCTTTAATGAATGGGAATCCGGATTGGGATGAGATTGTTTTTAGAGGTAGGGGAACCCTACCTTTTCTTTGTCCTGATCCATTAAAATATGGTCAAGAGAAAACCGTAACTTCTACAACGATTATTAACGAAGGAACAGCTTCATGTACTCCTATTTTTAATGTTGAATTTACTTCTGCAGCTAATGAATTTCGTGTCCAGAATGAAGATGGGAAGTTTGTAAGAGTCATATGGGCATTTGTTGCTGGCGATAGGTTAGTAGTTGATTTTAAGAAACGGAAAATCACGATTAATTATACTGTAAGAATGACAAGTTTAGATTTTAGCAGTAACTGGTTTGAATTGAGACCAGGAGAAAACAAATTGACGGTTACGACGCCTTCTAGTGTCGCTACCACAACTATAACCTATACCCCGAGATGGTTATAGTATGATGAAATAAATATCAAAGAAAGGAGGAAACCTATGTCCAATTTATTAATATTTGATCCTGCTGATAATCTGCTTGCTGTTTTATCGAATGAAGCAGAAGAAGCATGCGCTTTTTGGGATGCTCCTTTTAAAGAGGCGATCAATCAAGGCTCAACATATGAGTTTATGGCGGATGGAACGCATGAAGACTCCAAATACATCATTGCCGAAAACCAAGTTGCATTTATGGATAAAGATGGTGCATTTCGGCTTTTTGTCATAAAAGAACCAGAGCGCATCAATGGAGAATATGGACCAGAGATACACGCCATTTGTGAGCCTGCTATGCTTGAGCTAAATGACGAGATTATCACAGATATAAGACCGTTTAATACAACTTTACGAGATGCACTTACGAGAGCATTAAATGGAGCACGATGGCAAGTCGGACAAACCAGTGATAGTTTTGGATTAAACTCTACAAACTTTTATTATATAAGTGTAACAGAAGCGATAGAGAATATCGTTAACACTTGGGGTGGAGAAATCCGCGATAGAGTGGAAATACAAGGTAATAGAATTGTAGGCAGATATATTGATATTTTAACAATGCGTGGAACGAACACAGGTAAGCGTTGGGAAATGGATAAAGATATCCTAAGTATCCGTCACCAAGTACAATCCTATCCCAAAACGGCTCTCTATGGCCGTGGTGCTTCACTTGAATTAGAAGATTGGGACGGCAATGCAACTGGTGGATATTCTCGAAAAATTTCTTTTGCCGATGTAGAATGGAAAAAAGCTAAAGGAGATCCAGTTGACAAACCAAAAGGTCAAGAATGGGTCGGTGATCCGGAAGCGTTAAATATTTATGGCCGTCCAAATAAAGACGGTACCACTCGCCATCGATTCGGAATTTTCGAATCCAGTGAACAGGAAGACCCAGCACAATTATTATTAGAAACCTGGAACGCACTTCAAGAACAGAAGCATCCACTCGATAATTATGAGATGGATGTTTTTTTAATGGAAGAACTCACAGGATATGAACATGAGAAAGTTCGCTTAGGAGATATTACAGTAGCTATAGACCGTTCTTTTGCCAAACCAATTGAAGCAGAAGAAAGAGTGATATCCTTTGAATACGATGTTGCGGACCCAGAACATTCCGGAAAAGTAGAACTTGGCCAGTTTATCAATTTATATGACGCAGAGATAGATAATCGTGTTGACCAGTTAGAACGCAAAATAAATGATCGTGCAGGTATTTGGGATAATGCCACAAAGGTAATCGATGCAGCTAACGGTAAAAATAAAAATTACTCCGGCCCTATAGAGCCTGTCGGAGAGTTCTTAGAAGGCGATCAGTGGTTTAAGGTAATCGATGGGGAGTATACGCAAACCTATATTTGGAATGGTGAGGGGTGGCAACTTAAAGTTGATTTAGATGTTAATATAGCTAAAGAAGAAGCAGCAGAAGCAAGTCAACGAGCGGAAGATGCTTTTAACAGAGCTAACGAAGCAACCGAAAATGCACAAAAAGCTATCGAAGATGCCCAAACTTCATTTGATAAAGCACAGGATGCATTAGATACGGCAAGTGCTGTCAATAGTATCGCAGTTGATGCGGTTAATGTGGCCAATACAGCTAAGCAAAATGCACAGAATGCTTTAAATAAAGCTAGTTTGTTAGAGTCCGAAGTGGAAACAATAAGCGATGATTTGATTGTAGCTGGTGGGAAGATAACAACCATTGAACAAAATATCAATAGCATTACTGGAGAATTATCTTTAACTGTACGAACATTGTCCGATTTAGACGGAGTTGTGTCAGAACAACAAACCACCATTACAGCTTTAGATGAAAAAATAGAGTTAAGAGCGACCAAGACAAGTGTTGATACACTCACCGGACGAGTATCGGACACAGAGAGCAATATCAAGTCTATGGCTGGACAAATTTCGCTTATGGCCAAAGCGGAGGACGTGTACACAAAGGCACAAGTCGACTCTTCTTTGAAAGGAAAAGTCGATACGTCTACTTACACAAGTAAAATGTCTCAAATTGATTTAAGTATCAACGGTATAACGAACCGGGTTTCTTCAACGGAATCAAGTATTAATGGTTTAAACGAAGAAATTAACACTGTTAAAAGTAATATAGCTAGTCTTGATATTAAAGCAGATGGAATTATTTCTTCAGTTTCACAAGTTCAGACCAATCTAGGA